GAAACATTGAATTCCTTACCACTGGCGTTTCACCGCACGATTCTGATCTACCTTTGTGGATTCTTAAAGACTTGGGTATTGCGATTATTGCTTACTTTTATTTGTATCTTGGAATTAAAGCAAAGATGAATAAGACTCCTTCTAAGCCAGTTCGCAAAAAGGTTAAAAAATGATCACCTTATTTTCTACTCTTGTATCTTTTCTTGCCGGCGGTCTTCCTAAACTCTTAGATTTCTTCCAGGATAAGTCAGACAAAAAGCATGAGTTAGCTCTTGCTCAGATGCAGAGGGAGAAAGAACTTGAGGCCATGAAACTTGGCTTCTTGTCTCAACAAAAAGTCGAGGAAATTCGCACCGATCAGATTGCCCTACAGACCGCCGTACAGGAACGTGAGTCTATCTATAAACACGATATTGAGATCGGTAAAGGTGCGAGTCAATGGGTTATTAATCTCCGCGCCTCAGTCCGTCCTGCGATTACTTACGGGCTTTTCATGCTGTTTTGCTTTGTTGAGATTGCAGGATTCTTCTATGCCTTAAAACATGGGGTAGAGTTTACCGTTGTCTTAGACCAGCTTTGGGATGATGAAACTCAAACAATATGGGCATCAGTTATTGCGTTCCATTTTGGAACAAGGGCATTTCAAAAATGACGATAGGTGTTTATGCTGTAATAAATAAAGTTACAAGAAAAGCATACATTGGTAGCAGTATAAATGTTGAGCGGCGTCTTGCTAGTCATAAATGTTATATAAAAACATTGAATTTTTTACACAAACAAAGATATGAGGAAGATGCTCGTAAATACGGCGTTGAATGTTTTGAATTTAAAATATTAAAAATAACTGAAACCGAACAAGAGGCTAGAGAACTTGAAACCGCTGCTCTTGAATGTTGGATTGGTGATGATTTATATAATGTAGCAATAGATCATACCGGAGGAAAGGCTCCTAGAATTAAAGAAAATTATGTAATTGGCGCAGCAAAACGAAACGCAAATCCAAATTATTCAAAAGTCTTAAGCGCCGCATGTAAGGGAAAACGAAAAATTGTAGTTTGCCCATACTGTTATATTTCTGGCGGCGGTGGAAATATGCGAAGGTATCATTTTGACAACTGTAAATTAAAAAAATGAAAGTAAGCCCTAGTGCCATTGAGGTTATTAAGCATCACGAGGGAATAAGGTTAAAACCATACCGTTGCCCTGCATTACTTTGGACTGTCGGAGTGGGTGATGTAATAGATCCTTCGCATATATCCGTCAAATTCGAGGATAGGAAGGCTCTGGCGATACCGGAGGGTTGGGATAGGGTACTGACACCAGATGAAGTGGACAAGCTGCTTAAAGACGATTTACAGCGTTTTGAGAGGGGTGTTCTTAGACTGTGCCCTAATTATCTTACTCAGTCTCGCTTTGATGCGCTGGTTTCCTTTAGTTTCAATGTAGGACTAGGGAACCTTCAAAGGTCTAGTATCAGGATGAAACATAATCGGGGTGATTTTGAGGGCGCAGCAAATTCGTTTATGATGTGGACTAAAGCCGGTGGTCGGGAACTGCTTGGTTTAGTTAAAAGACGCAAAGATGAAAGAAGTATATATCTAATGGGGTAACATGCTTGTTACTGAACAGTCTATTAAAGCGTCTTACAATCTTCTAAAAAAGACTGCTTTCAAAGACATACGACTTCCTGTTAAAGTAAGGTTTAAAGCTCTCAACATGGATAGGTTTTGGGGGCTTTATTACTGGCCGGATCAAGTCTTAGTAGTAAATAAAAAAGCAAAAACAATCGAACAAGTATTAAAGATAGTCGCACATGAAATGATCCATGCTGCGCTTGAGCAGAACGCGGACTGCGATCATCACTTACACGACGCGAACTTTGAGGCTCTTGCTGAGATAGTTTGCAAAGAAATGGGATGGAACGGTGGCATATGAAGAAACCATGTAGTGATAAAGAATTCGTTGAAACATGGAATAAATATAAATCTACTTCAGAGGTCGCAAAACATCTTGATTCGCATGAAGCAAATGTGCGGTCAAGACGTAGGCGTATAGAAAAAAGACTGGGGATAGTTCTTCCTACAGTAGACGTGCTTCATAGGAAAAAATACGACCAGTCAATGTTAGTTACTGCTGACCGCGTTGAGGTTAAGTTAAAAGTAAAGAACGGGATTATTCTAGTAGCCGGAGATCAACATTACTGGCCGGATAACATTCCTGTTATGCACAGGGCTTTTGTTTACTTAGCCAAAAAGTTAAAACCGTTTGCTTTAATATGGAATGGTGATGCTTTTGACGGGTCTTCTATTAGCCGGTTTCCGTCGATTGGATGGGAGTCTAAACCTTCTGTCGCGGAGGAAATAGAAGCAGTCCAGGACAGGTCTAAGGAGATTTTAGAAGCCTCTCCTAACTCAAAGAGAATCTGGACAGCAGGTAATCACGACTTAAGGATGGAAAGTAGGATTGCTGCGAACCTACCGGAGTTGAGGAACTTAAAAGGCGTGCATCTTAAAGACCACATACCTGAGTGGACACCTGCTTGGTTTGTTACCGTAAACGAAGGCCAGCAAAGCCATACAGAAATCAGACATAGGGAAAACGGTGGAATTCACGCCGGATACAACAATACCCTAAAGTCTGGTGTGAATATCGTTACAGGACACGACCATAGAGCTGATGTTGTAGCCTACGACGATAGAAGGGGCAGAAGGTATGCGGTAAGGCATGGAATGACCGCAGACTCATGTAGAGACCCGCAGTTTGTTAATTATCTTGAGGGGCGTAAGGTGTGCTGGCAAAGCGGTTTTGCAGTTTTGACCTATAAAAATGGGGTTCTTCTTCAGCCGGAATTGGCTCTACGGTTTGACGATAAATCATTTGAATTTAGGGGAGAGATAATTAATGTATAACTGTATAAAAATACAGTAAAATGTCGGGGAACGCGATGTTAGAGCATCGCTCCCCTAACCATGAAACCTGTGCGAGAGGTTACGATGGCTATTGAGCAGTTTACCAAAGTTTGCACTAAGTGCGGAGAAATAAAACCGCTTTCCTCATTTCATAGAATGGGGGAAAAGCATCGACCAAGATGTAAGCCTTGCCACATTCAAGATTCAACCAAGTGGGCGAATGAAAACAAAGAAAGATATTTATCTAGGCTTAGAGAGTGGTATGACAAAAATAAACGTAGCCATCGAATACCGCAGACCAAAGAAGAAAAACTAGCAAAAAAACGAGCATCCAACAAAGCGTGGAGAGAAAAAAATAAAGAGCGTGTTGTTGCAATTCGGAAATCCTGGGCAGACCGCAATAAACATGTAGAAATGGAGCGGGTCAGGAGAAGGCAAGCAACGAAAAAGAAGGCAACGCCAAAGTGGGCAAACAAGGACGCTATGGCAATTTTTTACTTAGATGCTGTCAGCAAAACTTCGCAGTCCGGAATGAAATGGACTGTTGACCATATTGTTCCATTAACCTCTGACATAGTTTGCGGCCTACATTGTGAGGCGAATCTTCAGGTAATGGAATTTACAGAGAATGTAAGAAAAGGCAATAGATGGTGGCCAAACATGCCTTAACTACAACTATTAATCAGGGTTCGCTGTTTTAACTTATAAGAATGGAACCCTTTTACAGCCAGAATTAGCTCTCAAGTTTGGTGAGGATTCGTTTGAGTTCCGTGGTGAGGTGATCGAGGTGTAAATTCATACTCTAAATCCAGACACCTGGAAGCCATATCACACAAGGTATTGGCTTCTTCAGGGTCTAGGAATTTAGACAAAACCAAAGTATCTCGGATTATTTCAATTTCTTCGTAAGTAAGTTTCATTGTTCCTCCAGTAGATTAACTATCACTCTTGCTTCGTCAAACATCTCTAAAGCTAAATCAAAAGAATCCTTCCATCTCTCATTGTTTGTTTTGTAGGAAATATGCCTACAAATACCGGATTGAATAATCATTCCCGCACACTGAGAGCAAGACATAAACGGATAGGTATAGATTGTTGTTCCATTAAGTGGTCTTTTGGCGGTGATTATTGCGTTAATCTCCGCATGGATAATCATCTTTAACTTAATGTCTCTATTGTTTAACCTTTGATCTGTATCTTGTATTCGTCTTGGAAGACCGTTAAAACCTACTGATATAACAGTATTGTCTGAATCGACAATTACAGCTCCTACTTTAGTTGACGGGTCTTTGCTCCAAGTCGATACTAGCCTCGCCATCTCCAGGTATCTCAGTTCCCACTTCATAAGTAGTCCAGACTTCCATAAGTAAGCATGGTTTACCTTTATAGTTTCGTTGATCCTGTCTTGTGTAGTGTTCTTTTATGATGTCTTGAACCGTTTTTTTTGGTACAGTCTTCATTGCTTCGTTGCCCTCCCGTTTTGCCCCTCAGAGTGAGGGGCTTTTTTTATGATCCGTAAGAGTTAATGACGATTTCCAAAGCTTCTATAACCTCTTTTAACTTTGCAATATCTTTCTTTTTGTCATTAAAGAAAACGCCATATTTAACATTTGGTCGATTCTTTAGTTCGCGCACCATATTTTCGTGATAGTCTTTCAGGTCGCTAACAATTAGATCGACCATTGATTCTTCATCAATATCAATGGTTATTTTCATATCATTGGTAGGCGGGGCCGGAATCGAACCGGCAAGCCTCTTGTTTTTTCCAGTGATCTTTATGAGAGCCTTTTCCAGCACATTTTCTGCTGCAATATGGCCCTGAATTTTGTTTTTTTAAGTTGCCCAAAACAAAATTTAAAAATCTTGTAAATTTAATATTGCAGACAGGACAAATACCTTCAAATATTTTTCTTTTTCTATGTTCTCTCGACATTTCTTTTTTTATATTTTCCGCGAGCGACAGAATTTGTAAATTTTCAATCCTGTTATCTTGAAAATTATTATTTATATGGTCTACCATTTCATGTTTTTTTAATTTCCTTCCAAGATGATTTTCCATTAAAAACCTAGGATAGGATTGTGTTTTTTTTCTTCCATTCTTATAAATCAAAATAACGTGCATCCTATTGTCTTTTCTTAAATAAGGCCCATAAATTTTCATATTTTTCACCTATATAATTGGTACGGGCGGTGAGATTCGAACTCACACTTTGAGAATTTTAAGTTCTCTTTCTCTGCCGATTGGAATACGCCCGTTTAATCACATTATATAAATAATTTTAAGAAAAGCAATATATTGTGTTTACCAATTTCACCACCCGCCCTATCCTTATTTACGCTTCCTAACTACTGCTGGAAACGGTTGATCCAGGACTTCTCTACGATACCTTGCAAAAGTCACCGAAACGTCCGTAGAGGCTGAGTTAGTAGGTTTAAATACATTATCTAAAATGTAGATATTCCTACTCTTTAAATAAGACATAGACTTCTGAAGTTTCTCATTCATAAAGTTTGCCTTTATAAGTCTCGGAAAGTTTTTTAAGATACTCCGAAACCGTTTTGTCTTCGATCATAGACGCTGCGGTTTCGATCTCCTGACACAAAACTTTTAGATAGTCTCTCAGTCTGTCGGTTCTCATCTCAGGATTTACCACGGGATGTCATCCTTCATAGTGTTTACAGTTCCTTTCGCGGGAGGAGCCTCACCACGGCCTTGAACTTCTTTCCCGATCTTCATACGGACGAACGGGTTTCCGTTACGGTCGGTCTTTTTGTAGACATCCAGGTAACAAACCTTACCGTCTGGTAGAACAACTTTCCCTCGGAAGTCTGCATGCCAGTCCTCCTTTTTCTCGTTGAGAAAAGCAGAACCTTCGCCTGGTTTCATTTCGTATGCCATGTGAAAAACTCCTATTTATGTGTCAATTTGAAAAACATCTCGTCTACTTCATCTAAGAACTGGATCGCAGCTAACTCTACTTCCTTCAATTCCTCCTTACTCGGAGTGTAAATCTTGTGAAACAACTGCATGTCTTCAGGTAGTCTGTTATCAAACGCAACAAAATGTATGAAGTCTCGTTTGGTACAAAGCGCCTGAACGCACATCTGCTTCTTGTGATTCTCTGGAATCTCATCTTTTAAAATGTATTCCAGCATCGTCTTTTCAGTAGGGCATTTAACTTCAATCAACCCACCGTCTGACGTAAAACCATCTGGAGAACAACCGAAATTATCAATCACCGGATGATTCACAAAACCTACGTCTTCAATAAGAATACCCGTCTTTTGTTCAAATGTCTCCTTTGCTAAAGGCTCTGTCTCAATTCCATGTTGCATCGCATCATTTACATACTTTGAGACGATGTTGTTAGTAAGCCTTTCTAAGAGGATTTCCTTCTTGAGTTCATAACGTTTAGAAGACTCCTCTGGAGCCTTCCCTGCCTTCCCCTTGAGGAAGGACATGGCATCGTTCATCCGAGAAGCGGTGAGCTTCCCTGTACGTTCTGAGTGCCATTGTCCAGTCCCCTGAAGCTCGTTTCTTTCTCTCATTTGAGAGTACCTTTGAGTTTGTCTTTAACGTCATTTACCAATAGACGTTCGTCAGGGGTCATTTTTGTCCATTCTGCTTGCATGGAACTCAGGTCTTCGCAAGACTCCAGGATAAACGTCAAGGTTTCTTTATCCCTAGTTCCAGCCGCTGGTTTCTTGGGTTCCGGTTTGGGCTTGGAAGCTGCGTTACCGTCATCATCTTCTGGGGCGATACCACAGGCCGCTTGTAGAGAGTAACGACGAGCATAGGTCAGAGCCGATCCGTAGCCCTGCGGGTCTTGCTTGGAAGCTGGAACGTGCAAGCGACCGCCGGACATATGCTCCCCAGACTCATGTATAAACATTGTTTCTACAATAACCCCGTCTTCACATGGGTGGGTGTATTGCATCAGGAAGATACCGTTGTTATTAAGAGCGTCGATCACAGCTTCGACACAGGCATCCAGAGCCGCGTATTTAGACCGAAAGTGCGGGTTAGTAGCGGTTTTAAGTGCCGGCCCGAACTCTTTTTGGGCTTTTACGAGTGCTGCTGCGATTGCTTGCATGACGTTTCCTTGTAGTCGTTTAAGATTTGAATCATTCGTTCTTGAATGAAATTGCTAGTCCAGTAGATTGCGTTTGGGTTGTCTTTAATGTATTGAGCCAATCCGCAAAAACTACCTAGAGCTGTCGCTTGTTTGTCAGTCATTCTTTACCCCAAGGGCACTTAAGAGCTAAACAGTGGATTTCGGTGTACCAATAGTCTTTGGTTCCGAAAGGGTCTTTTTCTACACGCCCGTATTCACACTCTGAACACTTTGGAATCTTGCAGCCTCCGCTACCAGGACGGTGCGGGAACTTGTAAACAGCACAATTACAATTCATGTTGTCTCCTGTTTTTCTTCCGGTCTTCAGGTTTTCGACCGTGGAGACATTTTGATTGTAGTTTAACAGTATGTCAACAACTATTTTCGCTTAATAATCAATAGACTATAAAAAAGTTTACTTTTGACTATTTATTGATAGTTTTTTCACTCCCTCGCTAACCCGTGAAAAACCACCCAAGCTACCCTTGAAGCCACCCTTGAAGCTACCCTTGAAGCCACCCTTGAAGCTACCCTTGAAGCCACCCTTGAAGCTACCCTTGAAGCCACCCTTGAAGGGTAGGTAAAGCCTCTGATATGAAATGATATGAAATGACGGAAATACGTTGACATTTTCAAATTCGTGTTTTAGCATTGCTGTGCCTGTGAAAAACAGGTCGCTCTGTGGCGGAGTGCGAGCAAAGTAAAACCCTTTACGCAGGGGTTTTGGTCAGGAAAGCGACTTTACTTTGCTTGCGCTTCTCCTAGCCACGACCTGAACCCCGCCGTAAAGGGTTTTTTCATTGGATCGGCATCAATGCGGAACGTCGGTGGTTGATGCTTAAATAACCCCGTTACACGAGCGAACCAAAGCGGGGAAGGTGGGCTAAGACTAGAGCCTGGTGGTAGCGGAAAGAACTGCGTTGTTTGCCTCTATCCGTTTAAGTCTGGTCAGC